CATTGATAACATGAACCTCAGTAACCGTGAGGAGCTTATAGCAGCGATGCAACAAGCAGGTCAGCCTGATCCACAGGCACAGCAGATGGCTCAAGTGGCACAACAAGCACAGATTGAGTTCCAGCAAGCACAGACCGCAGCACTACAAGGACAAGCGTCAGAGTCTCAGGCAAGAGCAGGTAAGTACACTGTAGAAACACAGCTTGCACCGCAGGAGCTTGAGATTGAAAAGATTGAGGCAATCACACGCAACTTGAAAGAGGGTGACGCAGACGATAAAGAGTTTGAGCGTAGGATGAAGATTGCTGAGGTAGCGTTAAAAGAGAAAAATCTAAACAACCAAGCATCTAGAGGAGCAACACCCCGTGCTAATGACACAAGTAGAAATGACCAAGTTCCTAGACCAAATCAACCAAGCGTTCCAAGACCAGTTCAACAAACTGGAGCTACTCCAAACCAAGCTAGACCAACTGGAGGCCAAGGTCAATGAGCAAGGAAAAGGATCCAAGACTAGCACGAGCAGGGGTAAGCGGCTTCAACAAGCCAAAGAGGACTCCTAATCACCCTACAAAGTCACACGTAGTTGTGGCTAAGTGTGACGACGGTAAAGTTAAGACTATACGATTTGGACAACAAGGAGTTAGCGGTGCTGGGAAAGATCCTAAGAGCGCTAAGGAGAAGGCGAGGCGTAAGTCCTTTAAGGCTCGTCACGCTAAAAACATAGCCAAGGGCAAATGCTCTGCGGCTTATTGGGCAAACAAAGTAAAATGGTAAGGAGATAGCTATGCCAAAAGGACCGGGAACATACGGAAGTACAGTAGGAAGACCTCCCAAGAAGAAAAAGAAGAAGGTTAAAAAGTAGCCATGCCTAGGGGACTATACAGTAACATCAACGCTAAACGCAAGCGTATTGCCGCAGGATCTGGCGAAAAGATGCGTAAACCCGGAGCTAAAGGTGCTCCTAAAGCCTCAGCGTTCAAAAAGGCAGCGAGGACTGCTAAAAAGAAGCGGTAATAATACCAATAAAAACACTTGACTTTTAGTCAAAAATATGTTATAATAAGGATATAGAGACAACCACATGGCCTCATTAGATCAAGAGACAGAACAGTATTACAACAAGTACTTTGACCTGTTTAACAACGATGGTTGGAAACAGCTAATTGAAGAACTACAACAAAATGCTCTCGTAATAAACAGCGTAGAAGCAACCAAAGATAAGAACGATTTGTACGTACGTAAGGGGCAACTCAACGTACTTGCTTATATGATTAACTTTGAATCTACTATTAATAATAACTACGAAGAGCTAGTTAGCGATGATTAAAGTATTTGATTTTCGCTGTACCAACGGACATATCTTTGAAGAATTTGTAGAGGGCCATACTACATCCAGTAGGTGCGGATGTGGAGCCAACGCTACAAAAATCGTCTCAGCTACTAAACACGTACTTGACGGTGCTTCTGGGGACTTTCCCGGTAGACACATGAAGTGGGTACGTGAACACGAGAACGCTGGGCGATCTAGTCGGGAACCCTAGTCCTAGGTCATTTCCCATTTTAATCCTCCATAACCTTAATAACAGGCGGGGTAAGTTTACATTATGTCACGAGCACAATTACTTGAAGAGCGTCCTGAAGAGGAAGCAACGGAAACAGCCAAAGAACTAACCACAGACACTGTAGAGACTCCTGAAGAGGAACAACCTCAAGAACCAGATGTCCCCGAAAAGTACCAAGGTAAGTCTGTAGAAGACCTTGTACAGATGCACCAAGAGCTTGAGAAGTTTTCAGGCAAACAGAGTACGGAAGTAGGTGAGTTACGGAAAGTCGTTGATAACTACATTCAGACACAACTCTCAGACCAACAAGCACCTCAACAACAGCAACAAGAAGACGATGACGTAGATTTCTTTGTAGATCCACAGAACGCTGTTAACAGAGCTATAGACAATCACCCTAAGATCAAAGAGGCACAAGCCTACACACAACAAGCAAAACAACAAGCTACTCTTTCACAGTTAAAATCCAAGCATCCTGATATGGAGAGTATACTGCAAGACGCTAAGTTTGCTGAGTGGATCAAGGGGTCCAAAGTCCGAACACAGTTGTTTGTTCAGGCAGACCAAAGTTACGATTACGATGCTGCACACGAGTTGTTTTCTCTCTGGAAAGAAAGAAGCCAAGTAGTACAGCAGACCGCCAACGTTGAAAAACAGGCACGTAAGAACACTCTGAAGTCAGCCAGTACAGGCAACGCTCGTGGAACAGCAGAGGGATCACGCAAGAAAGTTTATCGTCGTGCTGACATTATTAAACTTATGCGAACAGACCCAGAGCGTTACCAAAGCCTATCAGATGAATTACTGAAGGCATACGCAGAGGGTCGTGTACGATAGCCTAATCTTTAAGGAGAATTAAAATGGCTAATGAAACCTCTGGTGCCTACTTTACAGCTAATGCTGTAGTAGACAAAACTGCTGCGGGTACTTTTATCCCCGAAATTTGGTCGGATGAAATTATCGCAGCATATCAAAAGAACCTGAAGATGGCTCCCCTTGTCAAGCGTCTGTCTATGACCGGCAAGAAGGGTGACGTTATTCACATTCCTAAGCCTACTCGTGGCTCTGCGTCTGCTAAGACAGAAGCTGTTGCAGTCACTATTCAGGCTAACCTTGAGTCAGAGTTGACTGTCACTGTTGACCGTCACTTTGAGTACTCACGTCTGATTGAGGACATCGTAGAAGTACAGGCTCTGTCTTCTCTGCGACAGTTCTACACTGAAGACGCTGGCTACCAACTGGCTATCCAAGTTGACACTGACTTGATTAACGCTGCTACTGGCTTTGGTGACGGTACTCGTACTGCTTCTCCTGCCAACACTGGTGCTAACTGGGTTAACAGCAACAGCTACTACTTCAATGCCGCTGCTGGCCTTGCTACGTACGCTGCTGACACTGTTACTAGTGGTGACAACTTTACCGATCTGGGCTTCCGTGAGGCTATCAAGCTGATGGATGACGCTGATGTACCTATGGACGGACGATGCCTTGTTGTTCCTCCTGCTGTACGTAAGTCGTTGATGGGCATTGATCGTTACGTGTCTTCTGACTTTGTTGGAGGCCGTGGCGTTGAGTCTGGCTTGATCGGTAACTTGTACGGCGTAGACATCTACGTTTCTAGCAACGCTCCGGTTGTTGAAGCATCTGGTCAAAACTCTGCGTCTACCGCTGATACTCGTGGTTGCTTGTTCTTCCACAAGGACGCCTTGGTAATGGCAGAGCAACTGGCTGTACGTTCTCAGACTCAGTACAAGCAGGAATACCTGTCTACGCTGTTTACGTCTGACACTCTGTACGGTGTTGAAACTTACCGTCCTGAAGCAGGATTCATCCTCGCTGTCTGCGACGAGTAAACTCTACTGGGGTCAGCAATGGCCCCTTTTATTTAAACGTCTTGACTACAGGGCATTTAACTAAAAGATAACGGATAGGGAAGCCTTATGTCCAATTACACAAAGTCAACAAACTTTACTGCCAAGGACTCTTTGCCTACAGGCGATACTAATAAGGTTGTCCGTGGTTCAGAGTTTGATACAGAGTTTAATGCTCTTTCAACAGCGATAGCCACTAAAGCAGACCTTGCTGGGCCTACGTTTACTGGTACTGCTACGTTTGCAGATATTACGGCTACAGGAACAATAGATTTAACTAGCGGGTCTGTTACTACTAACATTGATGGAGGCACTGTTGACGGTGTAACCATTGGTGGTTCTACTCCGGGTGCTGGTACGTTTAGTGCACTTACTGCTACTACAGCAGACATTAACGCAGGAACTGTAGACAACACTGTAATTGGTGGAGCTACTCCTGCGGCTGGTACGTTTACTGCTGTAGCTGGTACAACAGGTACGTTTTCTGGGGCTGTCTCAGGAACTACAGGCACATTTTCTGGTGCTGTTACAGGATCAAACTTAAACGTATCTAATTGGGATACAGCGTTTGGCTGGGGCAATCACGCCTCTGCTGGCTACTTAACTAGCGTTTCATTTTCTGATATTGACGCTGGTGCTGTAACGCTATCGTCTGAAACCTTTTCTGATGTAGACACTCAAGTTCCTACTAACGCCGCTGTTATTGATTACGTTGCGGCTACTATTCCTCTGATTACAGAAGTAAACGATCTGTCTGTTAGTGTTACGTGGGCTAACGTACCTGACGCAAACATTACGCAGTCGTCTGTTACGCAACACCAAGCGGCCCTGTCTATTAGCACAAGTCAGTTGGCTGGTGGTCTGTCGTTGTCTGACATCACAGACGTTACCGCTACGGCTACTGAAGTCAACTACACAGACGGTGTTACGTCAGCGATCCAGACACAGTTGGATTCTAAGGTAGGAGCTAACTATACAGGCGACGTAAACATCACAGGCGAACTGCTGGTTGATAGTTACAACGAGACTTTTAAAAAGGTTTCTAGTGTTTCAGCTTCTACAGGTCATTATACTATTAATAATGCCGCCTATGAAAGCAAGTCTTTTAGTTTTGCTTCTCAAAGAACTTCCACTACTGGAGTTGCGTTTAATTCTAATGGCACAAAAATGTACATGGTTAACTATTCTGATGATTTGATTTACCAATACAGTTTAAGTACTGCTTATGACGTTTCAACAGCTTCTTATGATTCTGTTTCTTTTAACGTAACCAGCCAAGAAGCGGCAGTAAGAGGAATTACATTTAAACCTGATGGAACCAAGATGTATATTATTGGTGACACCGGTGACGAAATAAATCAGTACAGTTTAAGCACAGCTTTTGATTTAAGCACAGCTAGTTTTGATTCCGTAACTTTTAGTGTTTCTAGCCAAGAAGTAAACCCTAATGAGTTTGTATTTAATAACGATGGAACAAAATTTTATGTTGTGGGTGTTACGGGGGATGATGTAAACCAATATAGTTGTAGTACGGCCTATGACATGAGTACTGCTAGTTTTGATTCTGTGACTTTTAGTGTAAGTAGCGAAGATACTGGGCCAAGAGGATTGGCGTTTAATGCTACGGGTACTAAAATGTTTATATCAGGTGCTACTAATAATACGATTTATCAATACAGTTTAAGCACAGCTTTTGATTTAAGCACAGCTTCTTATGATTCTGTTTCTTTTGACGTAACATCGCAAGACAGCGAACCGCAAGCAGTTTTCTTTAATAACGACGGCTCAAAAATATATGTGGCAGGTAGTAATACCTCATCTGTATATCAGTATTCTTTGCTTACAACAACTTACAGCACAACCTTTGACTGCGAAAACGCTAACGTCTTTGAAACCGAACTATACGGAAACACCACTGTAGTCTTTAGCAACCCGCCAGCTAGTGGGACGCCTGTTTTGGGCAGTTTTACTTTAAGCACAGCGTCTTATGATTCCGTTAGTTTTAGTGTGGCTAGTCAAGAAGATTCTCCTAATGGAGTAACCTTTAATTCTGATGGCACAAAAATGTATATGGTGGGAACAGCAAGCGACACTGTTTATCAATACAGCCTTAGCACTGCGTATAATGTATCTACGGCGAGTTATGATTCAGTAAGTTTAAGTGTTACTAGTCAAGACACGGCTCCAAATGATTTAGTTTTTAGTAGTGACGGTACAAAGTTATATATATCAGGGGGTAGTAACAAGGCTATTTTTCAGTATACGTTAACTACAGCGTTTGATCTTAGTACCGCCAGTTATGCCTCAAAAAGTTTAAGTATTAGTAGTCAAGACACTGGTGTAAGAGGAGCCGCTTTTAAAACTGACGGCACAAAACTATATGTGCTTGGTGATACAAATAACAGCGTTTTTCAGTATAGTCTTAGCACTGCGTGGGATGTAAGCACAGGAAGTTATGATTCCGTTAGCTTTAGTATATCTTCTCAAGACACTAACCCCCAATCTATTGTTTTTAATAGTGATGGCACTAAAATGCTTATTGCAGGGAATGCTAATGACAAAATCTTTCAATATAGTCTTAGCACAGCATTTGATTTAAGCACCGCTAGTTATGATTCTGTTAGCCTAACAATCTCTCAAGAAGCAACTCCTGCTGGATTAACGATAAATAACAATGATACTAAAATTTATGTTGTTGGTTATGGAAATGACACCGTTTATCAATATACGACAAGAGTTTCAATCCTCAACGACAGCACAGCCTACGCAATGTCACTCAAAGTTGTCCAAGACGCTAGTGCCTCTGGATACACTGTAACGTGGCCTACGTCTGTTGATTGGCCTGCGGCTACAGCGCCTACCCTGACAGCTACAGCAAATGCCGTGGATCAATTTGTGTTCTACACATACGACGGCGGAACTAACTGGTACGGCTTTACTGCCGGGCAGGCACTAGGATGAGCGTAGGCAGATTTTTACAACAGGCGGCGGCTGGTGCTGGAGGTGGCGATCCCGTTTACGTTGACGATGTGTTTTCAACGTATCTGTATACAGGCAACGGATCTACCCAAACTATAACCAACGGCATTGACCTTGACGGCGAAGGTGGAATGGTCTGGATTAAACAGCGCACAGGATCAGAAAGTCATAACCTGTTTGACACTGATAGAACTGGAAACTTCTACCTTTTATCAGACGCCACAAACGGAAATACAAACGCCGCAACAGCGAATCGTGCAATTAGTTTTA